ACGCTGAGCCCATCAGCTCAGTCATTCGAAAGGATGTTGTTCGACCGTTTGAGGGATATGCCCAGGGCAAAACAGCGTGAGCTGTTTGAGCAGCTTGGCTCACAAGCGGTGGCGTGAGGCGCAAACCGCCGACTCAAGGTTGTCGGCGATCGGTTACATGGAATGGGCGATCAGCGATCGGGAATATCAGCTGTTTGCGGGCTCTTTGGGATTGGTCGCGAGTACTTGGGACATCCGCCGGAGTTGAAGTTTCTCCCGCTCATTCAACAGGCGGTACAACCGAATGAAACGACGTTCAATCTTGGTCAGGCTAACCCATTCGAACTCGGTGGTTCCGACATTGCCAAGCTCGTCTTTCTTGCGATCCAACATGCTTACTGCTCCATAAAGTGCATTGCTGAATCGACGTTGACGGGGCTGGATCGGGCTTGAGTACAAGGGGGCGACGAATGCCGCACATGATTTGTTACAAGTTAATTCCGATGACGGGCGGCGTCGTCGGCCATGGCTTGCAGGAAGCGACGAATCGCCTCTTGGTCAAATGGTGTGATGCTTCTGTATTGCTTCACCAGCAGGTCTTCGACGTCGCTCAGAGCGTCCACCGCCAGCGTAGTGCGCAAGCCATTGAGGATATAGGGGACATCAAAACCGAACTGGCTCGCGACTTTGCTCAAGTAAGACGCTGTCGCATCACTCGTTCCAGCTTCGTAATTGGCTTGGGTCCGTTTGGCTATTCCAAGCGCTTCTGCGATCTCGTTCTGCGTCAAAGCGCAACGCTTACGTTCTTCCTGCAGACGGGAGCCTATCTCTTCGGAAAGGTGCAAAATTATTCATCTCTTATATTTACAAATGCATCTAAGTGCATCATTCTGCATCTCACACCACATGAAAATGCACGGAACTGCACTATGCCCAACTCAAGCATCACCGAGCAAGCCCGACAACAAGCGCGTGAAACCTTGGATAAACGCGGTCAATCCGCAAAGGACTTTGCTGAACAGCATAATCTGAATCCCAGCACCGTTTACGCGGTGCTGAGTGGCCAAAGCCGTTGTCGCCGTGGGGAGGCACATCGCGCCGCCGTACTGCTTGGAATCAAAGACGGCGTGATTGAACAGTAATGGCGCTGAGCCACAGGGAAAAGCAGAAGATGAAGAACTCAGTTCTAAAGACTCGGCGACAGGTAGTCAGCGCAATTATTTGCTCCTATCCAGGCGGGCGCGAATGCGCGGCGGCTCGCATTGGTTTGTCGCTCAAAAAGTTCGACAACCATGCCTATGAGAACAACAACAGCCGACCGCTGACCGACGATCAGATTCACCAGATCGAGCTCGAGGCCGGAACGACCCATTTGCCTGAGTACATCGCAGCTATGTACGGCGGCATGTTCGTGCCCGTTGCCGAGCCTGACTCACTCGACAATGTCGAGATGTACGCCAGGTGCGTCCAGGCCGCAGCCAAGAAGGGTACCGTAGACCACCTCATTGCTGAGGCTTTGAAAGATGAGGTGATCAATGAAGCCGAAGCAGAAGCAATCCTTCATGCCGACACCCTGCATTTGGCAGCCAGGCACGCTGAAGTTCTTGCGCTCATTCAACTGCACGCTTCGAAGTCGGTGAACTCAAAATGACCAACCTGCCTGCAGTTCAGGAGTACCAGGACACGCTAAAAGCTTCCGCGCTTTTGTTCCTGGAGCGCCACCAGTGCGAACACCTCGGCGACGATCAGCAACTGTTCGACCGCACGGTGCAGTACCTGATATCCGATTTTGACGTCCTGACGAACACCGCTGAAAAGCTCGTTCACTTGGCCTGCAGCGATATGTCAGCAGTACGCGATCGGCAGCGACTGGATATTGTCAGCAGCACCTCGACGCACACCGTCATCACTGACCCTGCCACTGGCAAAACCTGGGCCGTCCCGGTCAGCCTGATCTATGAACGCATTCTCAACGCACCGGACAACGGTCGTTTCCGCATAGCCACACCGTAATTCCCAACTAATAAACCGCCTATCCCATCTCCGTGGGTTTGGGTGAGCTGCGTCCGAAATTGAGGTTTGACGATGGAAAACGCCATGAACATCAACGCAAAACTGACTCCAGGTCAGGCCCAAGCGCTCTTGGCCAACCTGCGCGAGCAATACCGTCTCAGCCTCAATGACCTTTGGTACGCAGACCAGTATCGGCTAATTCCCGATGGCCTACGCCACGGATCAATTCTCGCCAACAGCCCAGTGATGGCCGCTCAAAAACACCTGATCGGCGCTCTCACCCAGAGCCTCGGCCTCAGCCTCAAAGCAGTGAAATAACCATGAGAGACGATCTGCGTCATGACGTTCTGCAGCGACTTGAATCCGACTACGGCCTGAAACACCGTACCGGTACCGAGTACATGCGCGGTGGCGAATGCCCTCAGTGCCACAAGCGCGAACTGTATTCCCGGCACGACAAGCCCTGGCTGGTTATCTGCGGCCGCTCAGAGAAGTGCGGCCACACCATGCACGTCAAAGAGATCTACAACGACCTGTTCGAAGATTGGAGCAAGCGTGCGCCGGCAACTGACAATGCCCCAACGGCTACAGCCCGGGCATACCTGGAGTTCGGCCGCGGTTTCGACCTTGGGTTGATCGCTGGCTGGTTCACCCAAGAAACGTTCTACTCGGCCCAGCACAACGCCGGCAGCGCGACGGTGCGTTTCGCCCTGGAGAAAGGCGGCTACTGGGAACGTCTGATCGATAAGCCAGCGCGCTTCGGCAAGATGAAAGCACGCTTCGCACCAGGTGACAGCTATCGTGGCGTGTGGTGGTGCCCGCCGTGCATTGACGTCCTCGAGGCGAAGGAAATCTGGATCGTCGAAGGCATCTTCGATGCGATCGCCCTGGTGCACCACAACATCGCCGCCGTGTCGGCAATGTCCTCTAATGCCTTCCCAGCTGAATCCCTGCAAGCGCTTGTGGCAGCTCGCCCAGGCAATCTGCCAAAGCTGGTCTGGGCACTGGATAACGAACCAGGAGCACACGCTTATACAAAGCGCTGGGTACGCATGGCCCGCGAATTGGGCTTCACATGTGAAGCTGCGCAAATTCCCCAGCGGGACGGCCGCAAGGTTGACTGGAATGATTTGCACCAGCGCTGGCAGTTCCTCGACGCAGGCGAGAAGCGTGACGCCCAGCACGACAAAGACATCACCATTGCTCGTCACCACGGCGCCCTGCTAATCGCTGAGAGCGCCACCGAGAAGGCCCTGGTGATGTTCGATTGGAAGCGTCGCAGCGAATTCCATCTGGAGTTCGGTAATCGCCTGTACTGGTTCAAGCTCGATCTGGAGAAGTACAACAAAGCGATTCAGGAACTCGAGGACAGCGATCACCACGACGACCAGCAGCTGAACAACAAACAGATGCGGGCCAAAGCCATGCAGCAATGCGGCGCATTGCAACGCATTGCCACCTGCAACCCCAAGGCTCTGTACTACCAGGAGAACAAGCTCACCGACGAGTCTTGGTATTACTTCCGGATCACATTCGCCCACGATGCAGCGCCGATCAAAAACACCTTCACCAGCTCGCAGATCGCCTCGTCCGCAGAGTTCAAGAAGCGCCTGCTCGGGATCGCCCCGGGCGGGATGTTCACCGGCACTACCCAGCAGTTGGATGCCTTCATCGAGGAGCAAACCGACGCACTCAAGACCGTGCAAACCATCGACTTCACCGGCTACACCCGTGAGCACGGGGCGTACGTCTACGGCGATGTGGCTGTGCGCGACGGCAAAGTGTTCAAGCTGAACGAGGAAGACTTCTTTGACATGGATCGGCTGAGCATCAAGACCCTTAGCCAATCGGTCACTCTGAACCTGAATACCGATCTGCAGAAGTTCGATACCGAGTGGCTGGACATCATTTGGGAATGCTTCGGCGCCAAAGGCCTGGTCGCGCTCGCCTTCTGGTTCGGTTCACTGTTCGCCGAGCAGATCCGACAGCACCAGAAAAGCTATCCCTTCATGGAAATCATTGGTGAGCCGGGCGCCGGTAAGTCCACGCTGATCGAATTCCTATGGAAGCTGTGCGGCCGGATCGACTATGAGGGGTTCGACCCAACCAAAGGCACTCCAGTTGCTCGAGCACGTAACTTCGCCCAAGTCGGCAATCTGCCGGTGGTCCTGATCGAATCGGAGCGGGAAAAAACCGATGGCAGCCAGACCAAGCAATACGACTGGGACGAACTGAAAACCGCCTACAACGGCCGAAGCGTCCGCTCGACTGGTGTGAAGAACAACGGCAACGACACCCGCGAGCCTCCTTTCCGTGGTGCGGTGGTCATTGGCCAGAACCACGCGGTGAATGCGTCAGAACCCATTCTGCAGCGCCTGGTGCATATCGCCATGACGAAGGACGGACAGACAGCACAAACCAAATTGCTGGTGGAGAAACTCGAGCGTATGCCAGTCGACCGCGTCAGCGGGTTCCTGGTCAAGTCCACCATGATGGAAAGCCAGGTGATGGAGACCATTCGTGAAAAGGGGCCCAAGTACGAACAGCAGCTGCTGGCCCTACCCGAGATCCGCACTGTTCGGATCGCGAAAAATCACGCCCAGCTGCACGCCCTGGTCGACGCTCTGGTGCACGTTGTTCCGCTGAAAAAACACCAGGTGGAAGCGGCTCACTCCGAGATTCAAAGCATGGCCAAGGATCGCCAGCTGGCGATCAATGCTGATCACCCGATCGTCGTCGAGTTCTGGGAACTGTACGAGTACCTGAACAGCACTGCCGGTGGACTCAACCACTCCCGCAATGACGGCCTGATCGCGGTGAACCTCAACGACTTCGCCAAAGAAGCTGCAGAGAAGCGCCAGAAAGTCCCGGACCTGACCGAGCTCAAGCGTCACCTGAAAACAAGCAAGTGCCCCAAATTTGTTGAGACCAACAGGAACGTCTGCTCGGCATGGGATACCGATGCCGCCGACAAACCGAAAACCGTGCGGTGCTGGATTTTCCAGGCTGCCTAAGACCACCAGGGGAGAAAGTGCAGATGCAAGTTCAAGTGTTCATGGGCAACGCCGGCGACGCCAAGACCAGCAAGCTGCAGGAGATTCAAGACGAGTTGATCGCGGCAGGGCAAGTGGCCCTGATCATTCAGGCGGGCGCGTATGCCGAAGAGGGTCTGCTACAGATTTTGGAGGTTCGAGCGGCAGGTGGCCAACGCGAAATCCTGGTGGATGACTGCAGTCGTTTGCAGATTTTGAAGGTTCTGGAATGGCGGTCATGCACAGGGGACGACCCTAGTTTTGATGACTTGGTCATTCACCTGGCTCGCCAAGCCTAACCATCCAATGCTTTAGGATACAAAGTATGCGAAAACTAGACCGATTTATGCGAGAAAAGGAAGTGCTAGACGTAACGTCGCTGTCTCGAGCGACTCTTTGGCGAGAGATCAAACGCGGGAAGTTTCCAAAATCGGTGATGATTTCGGCTGGTCGTGTTGGCTGGAGAGAATCTGCGATAACGGCCTGGCAAAACTCACCGGAGAACTGGGGATCCACCGCAAAAAATGAGGCTGCATAAGCACCCCGTCACATTCGAACACCTCATAATTGAGAAACTGTTAATAGCCTTATCGCGGCATTTCAGGTGCAAAAAACCGCACACGATGGTATACGGTTTATGCTGAACCACCATACGGGCATGATTTTTTGCCCGTCTTTACGTAAGA